AAAAGGATTGAACATGTTTTATAAGATGTGGATTGATGCTGAAGAGAAAAGAAGTAATTATATTCCCATTGAAGTTCATTGGTCCCAAACCCCTGGAAGAGATGATGCATGGAAAAAAGAAACGATAAAAAATACGAGTGAAATGCAATTTGCTCAAGAATATGAATGTGATTTTATTGGTTCACAAAATACATTAATTTCTCCTTCAAAATTAAGGGCGATGCCCTATAAACCACCTATTACAAAGAAAGATTGCCTAGATGTATATGTTGAACCAGATCCTAAGCACTCATATGTTTGTATAGTTGATGTTGCAAGAGGAAGAGGCCAAGATTATTCCGCATTTTCAATAATTGATGTTACTCGGTTTCCATATGAACAAGTTGCAAAATACAGAGATCCAAATATTTCTCCTATGCTATTGCCAAATGTTGTTGATAATGTGGGCAAATATTATAATCATGCATATGTTTTGGTCGAAATAAATGATATCGGTGGTCAAGTAGCAGATATTTTACATTATGATTTAGAATATCCTAATATTTTTCAGACAAGTGTTATGGGGAGATCTGGTCAAACTTTGGGTGGAGGATTTGGAAAAAGTTCACAATTAGGAATTAGAACCACAAAAGAAGTTAAAAGAAAAGGGTGTTCTAGTGTTAAAGATTTGATAGAAGGAGATAAATTACTTATTTGGGATCTTGATACTATTACTGAAATGACAACATTTATTGCCAAAGGATCTAGTTACGAAGCAGATGAAGGATATCATGATGATCTGATGATGACTTTAATTTTGTTTGGTTGGTTGGTGAATCAAAAATATTTTACAGAAGTTACAGATATGGATTTACGTGAAAAAATGTTTAAAGAGCAATTAGAAGAAGCAGAGTCACAATTGATTCCTTTTGGATTTATACATGATGGCAGAAATTCTTATGAACCAGAAACAGTTGATATGGGTGGTGAAAAATGGGTAGTAGATACAAAGTATTCTACTGATTATCTACATTAATGCGATAAATGTTTTTAGGTTCTTTTATTTGATCTATTAATTCATCTATATCATGCTTTAAATCTGGCCTCAATTTTTTTAATTTTTCCAAATATCTCACAGATTCATTAAATATCATTTCAGGATTAATTCTTAATTCGTAGAATTTGTTTCTCGTTTCACTTTTTGTGGTTAAATATAAATGTTCTGGTTTTACACAATATGTATTATTACATGATTGATGAACTATTTTATTTTGCTTAATGGATCCCTTATAAGCAATATATGCAAATCTATGAGCAGGAACCGATTTTCCATCATATGAAAACATTCCATAACCCTGTTTTGTTTTACTTGCAGTCCAGAACCAACAATCATGTGTCTTTAAAATTTTCTTTTCAAATCTTTCAATAGCCTTCTCCATCTTATTATTTATATTACACTAAATAAAAACGTTTCTAAAATCAGCTAAAATATAAATATATTGAGAGCAATTTTATTAAAATATTTTAAGGAGAGACAATATGGCCTTTCAAGTTAGTCCAGGAGTAGCTGTAGCAGAAATTGATTTAACTACTAGAGTACCCATTCCTTCTATTTCGGATGGTGCTATAGCAGGTAATTTAACATGGGGGCCTTTAGAGCAACCAACATTAATTACTTCAGAAGATGAGATGGTTGAGGTGTTTGGGAAACCAAACGGTAATACATATAAAACATTTTGGAGCGCCGCAAATTTTTTAAGTTATTCAAATAAATTAAGAGTTGTTAGAGCGGCCAATACAACAATCGCCAGAAATGCAGTAACCGGTGGTGCGGCAATTTTAATTCGTAATGAAAGAGAATATGAAAATACATACATGTCAACAACAACTTCAGGAACAAGTTTTACAGCAAAACATCCAGGAGTACTTGGCAATTCAATGAAAATGTCTGTTTGTATTGCAGATAGATGCTCTACACAGGTGAATGGTGGTGTTGTTACTGAAGCAAGTTCTACTGATCTTACTCTTACGGGTACATGGACCGCTGATGCAAGTTCAACAACAGTTACAGGAGTCAGTTCATTAGCTGATACAGAATTAAGAATTGGAGATGCAATTGTTCATGGTTCTAATACTGGAGTAGTAACTTCAATTACTTCTAATACTGTAATTACAGTTGCACAGGGTACAGGTGGACTAGAAACTACAGGACTTGGGGGTACTACTGCAATTAGTGGGACCGTCTATTTTACAAGGAAAAAAAGATCAGCTTTTGAAGAGCCAGCCGCCAATATGCTTGGCACTATTGCTGTTTTAGCAGGAAATACAACCGTTACGGGAACGAATACTAACTTTACTCGACAATTACATGTAGGAGACATTCTTACAATCCCAGCTTCTTCTGCTGGTGCGGATGCACATAGAAGAAGAGTAACAGCTATTGCTAATTCAACATCATTGACTGTTGAAACTAAATTAGATCAAGCAGTAGTTACAGAAGGAGGCTGGTCAAGAGAATGGGAATTTCGTGGCTCTTTTGGAAAAGCTCCACTTACCAGTCCAAAAGCATATCAGATCACTGGTGCAAGCAATTGCGGAGATGAAATTCATGTTGTAATAGTAGATGAAGATGGAGAGATTAAAGGAACAAAGGATAAAAGAGGAGCAAGAGCAGTTGCGAATAAGACACATATTAATCAATATGAACATCTTTCTGTAGCAAATACAATAACAGGAATAGCGGGTGATGCACTTTATTATAAAGACGTAATAAATAATGGTTCCGATTATCTAAGATGGACAGATCATGATGCAATGGGAGATGCTCCTCTTGATGCTGGATCTAACAAAATTACTTATGATTGGGGAGCTACTCTTGATCAAGGTAATACTTCAGCCAGTTTTGCTGGATCTTTTAGTGACTCGGGCGCAAATGGAATTATGACTGCTAGTTTTTCAGGAGGAGTTGATGGATTTAGCTCTTCAGATTCAGATGAAATTACTGCATATAGTTATTTTAAAGACCCCGCAAAAATAGATGTTTCTTTAATAATTTCAGGAGAAGCATCAAATACTTTATGTACATATCTGATCAATGAAATAGCAGAGACCAGAAAAGATTGTCTTGTATTTATTTCTCCTGAAGAAGCAGATTGTGTTAATAAAGAAGGATCTGAAATAACAAATATAGTTGCTAGAAGAAATGCATTACCAAGTACAAGTTATGCTGTTATGGATGGAAATTATATGTGGAGATATGACAAATATCGGCAACTGAATTGCTGGGTTCCAATGAATGGTGATATTGCTGGAATTTGTGCCCGAGCAGATAATACTAATCCTTATATTTCTCCTGCAGGATTTACAAGAGGAAACATAAAGAATATTACCGACCTAGCATTTATTCCAAATAACGCAGAAAGAGATGATTTGTATATAAATGGAATTAATCCAATAGCATCATTTGCTGGAAAAGGAAAGGGACTTTTATTTGGCGATAAAACATTGTTAGCAAGACCATCGTCTTTTGATAGGATCAATGTACGTAGACTTTTTATTATTCTAGAAAAAGCTATAGCAAATGCCGCAGAAAATTTATTGTTTGAATTTAATGATGATTTTACACGATTAAATTTTGTTTCTATAGTTGAGCCTTTTTTAAGAGATGTTCAAGGAAGAAGGGGAATAGAAGATTTTAGAATAATCTGTGATACTACAAATAATACGCCTGTGGTTATAAATAGAAATGAGTTTAGAGGAGATATTTTCATTAAACCCACTAAATCAATAAATTTCATTGGATTAAACTTTGTTGCAGTAGCTTCAGGGGTTGAATTTTCTGAAGTGGTTGACGCAATTTAAGGAGAAAAATAAATGGCATTTAATATAACAGACTTTAGAACAGCAATGCAGTTTGATGGGCAGAGACCCAATTTATTTCAAGTAAGTATTACACCAGGCGATACTGTCGCTAATCTTACAAGCCTAAATTGGTTTTGTAAGGGGACATCAATACCAGGTGCTACAATTGGAACAGTTGTAGTTCCTTATTTTGGTAGAGAAGTTAAATTAGCAGGAAATAGAACTTTTCCAGAATGGACAGTAACAGTTATTAATGATGAGACTTTTGCTATAAGGAGTCAATTCGAGGCTTGGATGGATCAGATAAATGATCATTCAGCAAATAAGCGGACAGCAGGAGCAGGTTCAAGTGCTTATGTCAAGAAGGCCCAAGTAGAGCAATATTCAAAGGCCGGTAGTGACACCGTATCAGCCAAATATGAATTTATAAATATGTTCCCGACTGATCTTTCGGAAATTACCCTAGATTGGGGAGATAATGATACTGTTGAAGAATATACTGTAACTTTTGCATATGACTATTGGATTCGTGGGTCATTGAACCAATCTTCAGGTTATGGAAAACAGGCAACAGCTATAACAACAAAAACTGGGTCAATATCCTCATAATCTTAATTTTCTGATTTTGCGAGTGAATAAATATAAATTAGTAGTATTGTATTATATTATTTTTATTTAACTCGCACTCAGGAAATTACATGCCTATTGAACTATTCGGTTTTTCAATCGGAAAAAAAGAAAAGAAAAACGTAAAAGCCCAGACTTTTGCAGAACAAGAATATGAAGATGGTTCATTGACCGTAGCATCAGGTGGTGCTTATGGAACATATGTTGATACAGAAGGAGCCATAAAAAGCGAATCTGAATTAATAAATAGATATCGTGATATGGGTCTTCAAGCAGAAGTAGAATGGGCCATTGATGATATTATTAATGAATCAATTGTAGCATCGAAAGAAAAACCCCTTGTAAGAATTAACGTAGATAATTTAAATGTTTCTGAGCCTATCAGAGACAAAATAAGACTAGAATTTAAAGCAATAAGTAGACTTCTAGACCTACAAAATTTGGGGCACGATCTTTTTAAAAGATGGTATATTGATGGCAGAATTTATTTTCATGTTATTGTTGATGAAAACAATATGGAAAAAGGTATTCATGAATTAAGAGTGTTGGATCCTAGAAAAATAAAGAAGATTCGAGAAAAGAAAGCCGATAGACAGCCTGACGGTAAAACAAAAACCACCGTCACAGAATATTATGTTTATAATCAAAAAGGAATTTATCAATCACAGGGGCAGACAATGGGTACTGCTTTTACAAATGCCGCTAGTGGTTTAAAAATATCTCCTGATTCGATTGTATATACACATTCAGGACTAATGAATGCTACACGTACATTAGTTTTGTCCTACCTACACAAAGCAATCAAACCATTAAATCAATTAAGAATGATCGAGGATTCTCTGGTAATTTATCGTATCTCACGGGCGCCAGAAAGAAGAATTTTTTATGTCGATGTTGGTAATCTACCTAAATTAAAAGCAGAACAATATATGCGTGATTTAATGACACGATACAAAAATAAACTTGTATATGATGCTCAAACTGGTGAAGTCAGAGATGATAGAAAACATATGTCAATGCTTGAAGATTATTGGATGCCAAGAAGAGAAGGAGGTAGAGGAACAGAAATTACTACTTTGCCTGGTGGTGCAAATCTTGGAGATATTGAAGATGTATTATATTTTCAGAAAAAACTTTACAAATCTTTAGGTGTTCCTATTTCAAGACTTGAATCAGAAGCAAATTATACGATTGGTCGTGCTACTGAAATTTCAAGAGATGAAGTTAAATTTACACGTTTTGTTAATAAACTTCAAAGCAGATTTGGTCTAATGTTTGATGAAATGATGGAAAGACAATTAACTCTCAAGGGTATAATGTCTAAAGAAGATTGGAAAAATATTAAAAATGAAATATTTTATGAATTTGAAAATGATAGTCATTTTGCAGAAATAAAACAGAGTGAACTTATGCAAGATAGATTAAACATTTTAAGAGATATGCAAGATTATGCTGGAAAATATTGGTCGCATGAATATATTAGAAAGCATATTTTAATGATGACAGATGATGAAGTTAAAACTAATGATGAACAGAT